TTCGGTTTTTTTTTTTTTTTTTTTTTTTTTGAGTTATTCAAACTACTGGCAGGTGCCCGAGATCGATCAATTGAGATCTCTATAAATCAATAAACATTTTGTGGAACCAAGGTAAATCAACAACCACAAGGTCGGTGTTGTTTATAGTCGCGTCCATTATGGTCGACAGCTCGTAAAGGTCAAGATCATAAGTGTTAAGAAGCCACACATCAAATGTGTCGTCGTCAACCAATACTTTTTCGTTCTTAATGGCCGACATGATGTCACTGAGGTTGTCCATGCCGCTCGTCCTGGTAAACCAGGAAAGCTCGTCAAAAACCGGGCGAGCGTTTTTGTGTGTTAGATAACGTGCGAGGAACCTGTCACGCATGAATGGAACATGCCGACATTCGTAAGCGTAAGATAACGCTTTGCCAGCCATGTAATCATTGTCGTGCACGGAAGGGTTCATAGTTCCCCGCGCATTAAAGCGAGCTATCATTTTGCCAACCAGGGGTAACATACATGGTGCGGTGCCGCCAAGTATTATGCGACGGCTCAAGAACGTCGCGTTGTGTTCGAATGTAGGTGCTTTAGCCTTGAGTACCATCTTGAATTGTGCGACTCTCAAAACCCAGGCTTTGAGGTCGAGACGTTGATTCAGTCGGGCCAATAGGTCATCTCCCAATACTAATGCTTTCCCGGTACGTCGCTGTCGGCGGCACACGTTGGCGAACATTGTCAGATTAAACAATGTGTTACGCCATGTGGTTTTGGTGGTACCAGTGGGCAGCTGATAATGCAGCTTAGCTTTAAAACCGAACTGGCGGTTTTGCACCTGGTATATGTCCAATTTAAGGCATAAGGTGCGGTACCATTCCGGCATGTTCATCTTAGTTAGCCAGAGGTCCATGAGAAGGGCAACGCGTGAACGTTGTTCACGGTCGTTGCGACTGAAGTCGCCTTCTACTGTGTGCTCAAAATCCGGGTCAACGAGAAAATCCACTAATTCCACGTCGTTGCGTTTGTAGGCAGGCATGAAATGAATACCGCCAACTTTATTGTGTTCTAAAAAAAAACACACTCGTTCCATCATCACCATCGCTGCTGGACCAGTGATAGCGTTGAAACAATCATTGCCGGCGTATATGATACGGGGCGCCCATGTGTTATCGTAACGTTTAAGGAGGATTTCCTGTTTCACGGATAGGTCTTTCGTACCCAAGTATTTGTAATCAGACAACGGTATCTGTTCATAACCGTCGCGCATTCTGGCTTGCTTAATGGGGTTGAATTTAGCCAACCACCGTTCCCTGTCTGTTTCGTTGTCATCCCAGGGTTCGAATACGTCGGGGAGGCTATTGATCATGCGCACAGCTTGATAGTACACTGCGTCTTCGATGTCATCGCCG